CAAAAAACAACCCTGTGTATATTGCCAGTCATGCAGCATCCGACGCTACAGCGGCAATAATCGATGCTCGCGAAGAATTTGAACGTGCGATGGACAATCCCAATTCTGATTATTAAATAACGCCGAAACGCGGGATTTGCTCCCGCGTCCGTTGGGACTGACCAAACCAGCGCTGATGAGGCCGGTCACGACAAGGAGACAAGATGAGAATCAAACTTGAAGTCTATGATGTAGATACTGGGGAATGTCTTGAAGAAATCGGGGAATGCCTGACCGATAGCCCTGGCCGCGCCACGCAGAATTACGATCAAGACGAGGCGTGGATTGAAAAAGGGTACAACGCTGACATCCGTTGGAAAGACATCACCGATCAAGCCGCCGCTAGACTTGGAAGAAAAGGGGGGATCGTAACCAGTGATGCCAAGAAAAAATCCAGCGCAAATAATGGCAAGTTGGGCGGACGCCCTAAAACTAAAGTGGAGGATTAGAGGAAAACCAGGCATTTGACGAACGTCAACAAATGCTATACACTGACGGCAGGCGCCTTTTTTATTTGTCTAAAGGAGACAAATCCTATGACCGAGTTCGAGATCAATCCGTCCCACCTCCCCTTATTGCTCCTATTCCTCACCTGGTTCATCCAGGCCGTGCGCGTGTACGTACGCCAAAAGCCGGGGATCACCCTGACCAGCGAGCAGGTAGCGACATTGGCTATCGCTGTCAGCGCCCTGGTCGGCGTGCCGTACCTCATCTTCGTGGTCGGCGTCACCATTACGCTCCCAGTGTGGAGCGGCGATGTCATGGCTTTCATTGCTGCGCTGCCCGTATTTCTGACCGAACTGGCCGGCGTGATCGCGTTCGCGGTCGTGGTAGTACAGGCGTTCTACCAGGTGGTGAGCAAACATCTGTTCGCCGCCTTCGGCTTCGAGCCCAAGAAATAAGCACTTGCTCATTCCCCCTGGTCGGGACATGTGTAGGCATCCCGACCAGGGGGCGTTCTAAAGGATGATGGAAAACTTGATCAATGATGCCTGGAACGATGCTTTACGCCGCCATGCGCTCAAACCTAAAATGAGTCTGCGCGGCTTTTTGGCGTTCGCAGGTCCGTTCCTGCTCATTTGTGCGTGCATGTTGTTTGCGGCCATGCTGATCCCGCTATCTGCTGAATAACCGATCAAGAGCATGACAGATAACGCCTGGCGAAATCGTATTGTTGGACACGGTTCAAAACCCGCTGACCAATTCCAGGCCAATCCGGGCAATTTTCGCACGCATCCCAAGCACCAGCAACGAGCAGTCAAAGCCAGCCTCAATACATTGGGCTGGGTGGGTGTGCTATCAGAAATCATGCCGCAAATATTGTTTTTGACCCCTTTCTTGGCAGTGGCACTACACTCATTGCCTGTAACCGCTTAAGCCGCAGTTGCTACGGCATTGAAATCGAACCCAAGTACATCGCCGTAACCCTAGAACGCTGGTCTGAAATGTCCGGACAGCAGCCGGAAAGATTATGAAGCAAGATATAATAAAATATATCTTGCACAATTTGAACGCTATAAAAAAGAAATGGCAAAACTAACCAAGAAACACCTGTCTGAGCAGATCATAAAATACTCGGGTAATCTGACGGCGGTTGCTAAAGCCTTCGGCAAGTCACGCACCACGATCTATACCTATGTGGAGAAGCATGAATTGCAGCCTGTGCTGGATGAGGCGCGTGACACTATGCTCGATAACGTGGAGAGCACGCTCTACAAACAGGCGTTGGAAGGCAATACGACCGCGATGATTTTTTATCTCAAAACGCAGGGCAAAAGTCGCGGCTATGTGGAAAGCAATCATGTTGACCTGACCAGCGGGGGGCAGAAGATCAAAGGCTACATCGGGTTTGACCCGGAGGAGTGGGATGCTGACAGCGACGCGGAATGACATCATTGCGCCGTTCCGTCCGCTCACCTGGCAGCGCGATCCATTGATGGACAAGTCGCCTATTGTGCTGGTCACCGGCAGCGCTGGGGGTGGCAAATCGCGCTTGATGGCGGAGAAGCTGCACGCCTACTGCAAGCATTACGATGGCGCGATGGCGCTGATGCTGCGCAAGACCCGCAACAGCATGACCAACTCTACGGTGTTGTTCGTTGAACGAACCATCGTTGGCCCTGACCCGTCCGTGATCCATTTCCCCAGTAAGAATCGTTTCGAGTACGCCAACGGCAGTATATTGGCCTACGGCGGCATGGCGAATGAGGACCAGAAGCAACAGGTGCGTTCCATCGGCCATGACGGCAGCCTGGATATTGTCTGGATGGAGGAGGCCAATGCGTTCACGGAGGCCGACTTTGAGGAGTTGACCGCCCGTATGCGCGGCAAGGCGGCGGATTGGCGGCAGGTGGGCTTGTCCACCAACCCGGATAGCGCCCGCCATTGGATCAATCAACGCCTCATTAAGGGCAAAGAGGCTCGCGCCTATTACAGCGAAGCGGCTGATAACACGTATAACCCGGCGGATTACCAGGAGAGTCTGAATCGCTTGACCGGCATTATGCGTGACCGTCTGCGAGATGGCCTGTGGGTTCAGGCGCAGGGCGCGGTATACGATATGTTCGATTATCGGGTGCATGTTGTTGATCGTGAGCCTGGCGAGTGTAAACGTTTTTACCTGGCAATGGATGAGGGCTACACCAATCCTGCTGTTATCCTGCTGGTCGGTGAAGACGCGGATGGCAGGCTGCATATCTTTGAGGAGTTTTACAAGTCCGGCGTTTTGCAAAAAAAGGTGGTCGAACGCGCCGGACAATATATCGCGCCCTACAAAGAAGTTAAAACGTTTGATGGCGCTATTGTTGATGCCGCCGCCGCCGGTCTGGTGGCTGATCTGCAGGATGCCGGTATCTACGCTATCGGCCACAAGGGGCGCGTGTTTGATGGGATCACCAAGATGCAGGCGCGCTTGCGTGTCCAGGAGGATGGCAAGCCGCGCCTGACCGTGGCCCCGGCTTGCACGAACACAATCGGGGAATTCGAGGCGTACCAATGGAAACCGGAGAAAGACGAGCCGGTCAAAGAGAACGACCACGCGATGGATGCTGCCCGTTATCTGGTGGACTACATTGACGAAGGTCACAATTCAGGGATCTGGCTATGAAACTATTACAACGATTGCGATTAGCATACGAAGTGGCGCGCGGGAACACAAAAGCGGTCGCCAACCTGACCTCGACCTACAAGGAGGGGCAGGCGCAATATCCTGAGATCAGCTTCGAGAACAATGTTAGACACGGCTGGCGTAAGAATGAGCTGATCTTCGCCTGCATCAACAAGACTGCCAATACCGCTTCTCAGGTGCAGTTGATGGTGCATGATAAAGAAGAAAATCGGATCGACGGCCATCCGCTGATCGACCTGGTGCGCAAACCCAACCCGGACATGGACGAGTTTGACTTCTGGGCTTCGGTCGTTTTGTACCAGAAACTCGGAGGCCGCGCGGCTTACGAGATCGAATACACCCGGGGTGGACAGCCTATCCATTTGTGGCCGTTGCAGCCCGACCGGCTATCGCCCATCATTGTAGGCGGACATACCGTTGCCTATGAATATAAAAAGGCCAATGGGCTGCCAGCTACGCTGGCGGCGGAAGACGTGCTTGACTTCAAGCTCTATGACCCGCTCAATCGTTTTCACAGTTGGGCGCCGGTATCCGTCGCCGCGCGGGTCGGCGATGTGGATAACAGCATGACCGATTTCCTGAAAGTGTTCATGGAAAAGGGCGGCGTTCCAGCCGGTCTGATCAAGACCACCCAGAAGTTCAAGGATGAAGAAGAACCGGAACGCCTCCGCCGGGCCTGGGAGAAACGCTACGGTGGCTACCAGAATTGGACCTCCCCAGCCATCCTGGATCAAGACGCTGAGTATCAGAAGACCGGTCTCAGCTTCGTAGAGATGGGCTTTGACACGCTAGACGCGCGTTCCGAGGCGCGTATCTGCGCGGTGCTGGACGTGCCCCCGATCATCATAGGGGCAAAGGTCGGATTGGACAGGGCTACTTACAGCAACTACGGACAGGCTCGTAAAGCCTGGTGGGAGGACACGCTCATCCCCCTGTACAAGAACTTTGGGGATACGCTGAACAATCAATTACTGCCGAAGTACGTCCCCACCACTGGCGAACGGGCCGCCTGGGATTTTGAAAATGTTCCCGCCCTGCGTGAGGAAACGATGGCGATCCACACCCGCGCGCTGGAAGGCCTGAAAAGCGGCGGTATCACGCTCAACGAGTACCGCATCATGATCGGAGAAGATGATCTCGGCGCGGCTGGCGATATTTTCTATCAGCCGATGGGCATGACTCCAGTACCGAAAAAGACGCCTGTCCGAACTACGGCAAAAACCTTCGAGGGCAAGGCTACGGTCGCACGCAACGCGCCGGACGATGACGAGCGTCGCGCGTTAGAGGACCAGTTGGAAAACACGGCAGCTGGGTTTTTGACCCAGCAACTGAAAGACATCGTCAAACTGGCCCAGCAGATCCCGGTAACGAGCTGATGTTCGAGAATCTCTTTTCTCCTGAATGGTGGGCGGCGCAAAAGAACATCCTGGCGGGGTTGATCTATCCGGTCATCCTGCGCGCCTATCACGCGGGATTGATCAATGGCAATGACCTGCTGCTAGCGCTGTTCGACATCGTCGTTGATCTGGACATCAGCAATGACCTGGTCGCGGCGGCGGCCAAACAATACAGTTTTACGGTCGCGGGACAGATTCACGAAACCACGCAAAATTATTTACAGGAGACCGTGTCCAGTTGGATTGCTTCGGGTGAACCGCTGGCCGATCTTGAAAAGAACCTGGTGCAGTCCGGCTATTTTTCGGCTGACCGCGCCAATCGAATTGCCGTGACCAGTGTTACCGAGGTGTTCGCCGACGCGAATATCGCCGCCTGGCAGCAAAGCGGGGTTGTTTCGGGCAAAGGCTGGAACACGGCTGAAGATGACCTGGTCTGTCCGATCTGCGAACCGTTGGCGGGCATGGTCGTCGCGCTGGACGCCAACGGCTTCACAACCGAAGGCGATTTCGGCCTTTGGGCGCCGCCCGCCCATGTGCGCTGCCGCTGCTGGCTCAAGCCGGTAGTGGAAGAAACTGCTGAATAAGGAATGTTACTCAACCACAGGGAAAACCTATGAGCCTCGATTTTGACGTTATCGGCGATAAAAGGGTGCGCGCTAAACTGAACGCCATTGCGGGCGGGATGGTCGGCGCGTTGACCAAAGGGATGCAGAAGGCGGTGCTGTATGTGCAATCCCGCATCCCGCCCTATCCGCCCGCGTCGGAGACGTCGCGCTACAAACGCACAGGTACACTGGGCAGGGTGGTTACCAGCATGCAGGGCGCGCATCCCAACAGTTTGAGCCGGGTGGAGATCGAGCCACTGGGCAAGGTAGTTGGTGTGATCGGCGGCAACCTGGAGTATTTGGCCTACGTTGTAGGCAATGAGGAAGGCCAGCAAGCCAAACAACATGCAGGCCGTTGGTACACCCTGTTGAGCGTCGTCACCGGCGCGCGGGATGGGATCATGCGCGTGTATCGGAACACGATCAATGAGTTGGTGAGAAAGAGCTGACCAATGTCAAGTAACCCGCCACTTCATCCTGACCGCGCTTCCGTGATCCGCGCAAAGAATCTCAACGACCAGAATCTATTGATCCTGCGCCAGGGATTGTTAGCGCAGGTGGACGCGATTGAGCGGATATTAGAAATGCCAACCACCGCCGACATGCGCCACTGGGCAAAAGAACGCGGTTTTTACGAGGGGCTTGCGCAGGATCAATAAATGCTATACAATTTTGCATGTAGATAAGAGAACCTTATCTAACAACTAAATAGCCGGTTATTCACCCGAACGCCGATTTTGTAAGCAGCCCCCAAGCTGTTTGTAAAATCGGCGTTTTTGTTTCTAAGGCTTGGACATGAACATCGAATACAAAGCATTACCCACATTCACCAAATCAATTGAAGGCCGCACCGTCACGGGGATCGCCGCCGTTTTTGGGAATATCGACAGTTACCACGACATCCTGCATCCCGGCGCGTTCAAGAAGACGATCAAGGAAGGCGGTAAGCGGGTGCGCCATTTGTGGCAGCACGACACCCAGAACCCCCCTATCGCGGCGGTCAAGGAGCTGCGCGAGGTCGGGGTGGACGAACTTCCCAAAGAGGTCGTGAAAGAGTTCCCCGACGCGAAGGGCGGCTTGCTCGTGGTGCGCGATTATCTCGAAACGCCGCGCGGCCAGGAAGTGCTGGAGGGCATTCGCACCAACGCGATCAATGAAATGTCCTTTGGCTTCAATACTGTAAAGGTCGATTTTGACGAAGTCGAGCAGGGTGATGTAAAGCTGCAAGTGCGCAACCTGCGCGAAGTCCGCTTGTGGGACACCTCGGACGTCAACTGGGGCGCGAACCCGGCTACCTCAGCCGCCAAGAGCGCCCTGGATTTCAAACTTTCCCAATTGTCTAGCCTGGCTGGCGAGATCCTTGAGGATTTCTCCGGCGTTGAAAGCGTGTATGACCATCTGCTCACAAAGCTGGGGCGGGTGGATAAAGAAGCATTGTCAGTAGAGCTAGCAGATCTTTTAGACATACTGCGAGCCGAGCCGCCCTTACCGGCACTCACTCCGTTTCTAAAGCTGAGACTCGAACGACAGCGAATCGAACATGGAGAAAACTTATGAGCGACCACATCAAGGATATGCAAAAGCAGATGGCGGACAACGTCAAAGCTGCGGATGCGATCTACAAAGCGTTTGAAGGCAAGGAAGCTGAAATGCCCCAGGAGGAAGCGGACAAGATCGCCGCGTTCCTCGGCCAGAACGATGAATTAAAAACGCGGCTGAGCATGGCCTCGCGCCTGCGCGCTGACCGCGACCTGTTGAACGAACCCGCAGGCGCGCAGACCATCGACCTGACCGATTGGCGTAAAGCCGCGCCCGGTGAAGGCGATGTGCCGGTTGACGGCCATGCCTGGCGTGAGATCGAGATAAAGACCAATGGCGGCGATCTGCGCACGTTTCGTTACAACGTGCCTGCCGCCGTCGAAGCCAAAGGCTACGGCAACGCCTACGAAAGTTACCTGCGTAAGGGCATCCACGAAATGGGTCCGACCGACCGCAAGACACTCTCGGAAGGCGTGGACAGCGCAGGCGGGTTCTTGGTCCCGCCCGATTACCAGGCCGATCTGATCAAAAAGATCGCCACGATCGCGGTTGTGCGCCAGAACGCAATGGTTGCGCAAACCTCGCGTGACGTGGCCCAGTGGCCGAAAGTGCAGTACACGGCGGACGACGAATACACCTCGGGCGTGCGCCTGACCTGGTCGGGCGCGGAAAATCCCGCTTCCACCAGCCACCGGGTGACCGATCCGGTCTTTGGCATGTACAACATTCCGGTTCATACCGCGATGGCCTCCATGCCCCTGTCCCTGAACCTGCTGGAAGACAGCGCCTTCGACGTTCTGGGCATCGCCAGCGAACTGCTGGGTGAAGCCTTTGGACTGGGTGAAGACGATGCTTTCTGGAACGGGTCCGGGGCCGCGCGTCCGCGCGGCATCATTACCGCCGCGGAAGGCTCGTCCGGCAACGCCGACTTCATCGAACGCGGCGCTACCGGCGTGACCGCCGACAGCATTGCTGGTGACGAACTGATCGACCTGGTCTTCGCGTTGCCTGCTCAATATGAGCGCAACGCGAAGCTGTACATGAACAAGGCCACCGAGAAGGCGGTCCGCAAGCTGACCTCCACCGACGGCAATTACCTCTGGCCGGTCTGGCCGCAAGTCGGCAATTTGGGCGTTTCCCCGCGCGAGATCCTGGGATTTCCAGTCGTGCGCGATGAGTTCCTGCCCGATATTGCTTCTTCGGCGGACACGTTCCCGATCATCTTTGCCGATCTGATGGGCTATCTGGTGCTTGACCGTGTCGGACTGTCTATTCAGCGCGTCTCCGAACCTTACGTCGAGCAGAACTACATGGTTCTGCTGGGCCGTAAGCGGGTCGGCGGCCAAGTGATCCAGCCATGGCGGATGCGCTCCTACTTCACGGACGCCTCTACCTAATCCAACTACTACATAAGCTGGCGGGGCGATGCCCTGTTTTACCGGGACGCCCCGCCAGCCTGGAGAACAGTCATGCGAGAATTGAAAGTTTTAGACCTGTACAACGCGGAAAGCTCGTCCACCGTCGAAGTCTACGGGGACCCCGTCGATCTGGCGGAATACATCCACGTCGGCGGGCGGGAAATAAAAGCTGTTTTGCGCGTTCACGGTTCCACCGACTCGACCACCGACAGCACGGTGGCCGCCAAATTGCAGGAAAGCGCGACGACCAGTTCGTCCGACTTTTCTGACATCACCGGCGCTGCTTTCACCGGCGGCGGGTACGTCGACGCCGTGATCTCGGAAGAGCTTCATTTCCAGGCCACTCAACGTTATGTGCGGCTGGCCGCAACCCCGGCGGGCACTGCCGCCACCATCAAGGCCGGCATCGTGGCCGGGCTCGTAGCAGTTTCGCGGGGCACTACTTAAGCGAATGAGTAAAAAGACGGTCGCCATCGTTGGTTCGCACCCCGTCACGCGCGGTAAAGCGCCGTGGACCAAGAAGTACGTGGACATCTGGGTTTTTAACGAAGCGGGTTCCAATGAGTGGGTAAAGCGCGTGGATGCTGTGTTCCAGATCCACCTGCCGCCCATCTGGAAGAACCCCAACAACAAAAACGATCCGGGTCATTATGAATGGTTGAAGCAGCAGCATCCCTTCCCTGTTTATATGCAGGATGAATACCCTGATGTCCCTTCCAGCGTGAAATACCCCCTGGAAGACGTGATCCAGCAACTGCTGCCAAACCTGCGGCGGCGGGGCGCGAAACGAAAAGAAGAGATCGTCAAATACTTCAGCAGTTCGCCAGCATACGCCATAGCCCTGGCTCTTTGCCAGGGCTATGAGCGTATCGAACTCTACGGCGTTGAAATGGCGACCGTGACCGAATACCAAACCCAGCGCTCCGGGGTGGCTTTATGGCTGGGGATCGCGGTCGGCAGGGGCGTGGAGGTCATTCTCCCCGAAGAATCGGGTTTGTTGAAGGGCTTGCTGTATGGCTACGAAGGAGACGTTGTGATCCACCGACAGGAATTTGAAACCACCGCCGTGAAACTGAATAATGAGTTGGTCAACGCCCAGGCTCACATGGGCAAGACCGGGGCGCGGCTTGAGAATGTGCTGCGCCAGATCGCGCGGGCAACGACCGATGAGGAATCGGCAACCTATCAAGGCGAATACCTGGAAGCCATGAAAGCCCACAATAACGCCATCCTGCGCTACGGAGTAGTTTCCGGCGCGCTCCAGGAGAACGAGCGCTATTTGCGCCTGGTCGACGAAATGATCGCCGCTGCGGGCGGCGCTAAGGCCGTTGACGCCATGCTGCCGGAAGCCATGAAGCTGGCTACCAATTATGCCCAATAGCTATACTACCCGTGCCGCACTGGTCGCGGCACTGAACGCGGGCGGGAGCCTATTCGGATCGACCGATGACCAGGACGATTTTTTCACGTCCTGCATCGAACGCGCCAGCCGCCTTATAGACACGGTGACCAAGCGCGAGCCCGGCGCGTATGCCGTCACCACCGACACCGAAACGCGCTATTTTCGGGGCAGCGGGAACCACATTCAGTACCTAGACGAATTCTGTTCGTCCGACGTGACCCTGGCCGTGGCGGAAACCGCGCAGGTCGACAACCACGCCCAAAGCGGCGGGACCTACACCGCCTACGGCAGCAGCAATTATTGGCTGCTGCCAGATAACGCCCCTCAGCGGGACCTGCCTTACACCGGCGTTGAACTGGATCTGTTGAATGGATCCAAAGCGGCGTTTTACGCCTACCCGCGCGCGGTAAAGGTCACCGCGACCTGGGGGTACGCCGCCGCCACGACCGACAATATCACCCCATTGCCTGACGTTGAACAGGCAACCATCGTTCAGGCAATGAAAATGTATATGCGCGCTAAACAGGGCTACCAGGATGTAGGCGCCATCGAGGCCGTCGGACAATTGAAACACGTCAAGGCGCTCGACCCGGAAGTCGTTGAAATGATCACGCATTACAAACGGGTGATCCTGTGACCAAAGGACTGGACAACGCCATTGAACAGATCCAAACCTACGCGTTGGCCGCTGGTTGTAAATCAGCGCCAGCCGAGGTGACCGAAGGAGCGGGAAATTTCCCGTTCGCGGTCTCGTACCCGCTGCGAGGCACGATCAGCGTGGATGACGCTTCGGCGGGGCGCGATATTCATACATTGGCGTCAGAAGTGCATGTTGGACGCCAACACCTGGGAAACGCGGTCGAACTGGCGAAGACCGTATTGATCGCCTTTGGTCTGTTGCTAAAGCAGAACCCCAAGTTGAACGGCACGGTGGATACCATCGATTACCCGATTCGATATACGTTCGGCTCGCTCTCCTGGGCTAATGTTCCCACGGTGGGGTTCCGGTTCGAGATCGATATTAAGATCCGTGGGAGCCTTTCGACATGAAACCCTGGTGGCCTACGGGCAACCCAGACGAACCGCGGAACGAGCCGTGGCTGCATCCGGCTATTGTCGCGTATATCGAAATGTGGCTGCAACCGGATTGGCATGTGTTGGAACACGGCTCCGGGGGTTCTACCCGCTGGTTTTCTGAACGGGTCAAAAAAACAACCTGCGTGGAGCGTG